CGTCCTGAAGACTTCAAAACGTGGGATTCCACCATGATTCAGGAAGAATGCTCATCTTGCACCAAGATGTTATATAAAAAATTCAAAGAAAAGGTGGAATTTACCAAGAATTTGAAGAAATTCTTCCTTTATGTGGATGATTATAATTCTTATGATCTAAAACACGAAGAAACCAAGTATTTGAATGCATTGTATAGGAAATCCGGTGGAAACCGTTTCATTAATTTTGTAAATAGGTTCTGGAACGGTTTTGATGGGTTCACGGCATCAGAAGTCAAATTGGCAGATGGATTTTTTAAAGAATTGGAAAAGGAATTGGAAGAAATCACTCTATATTTTGGTGAATGGGAGGAATTCAAGGTTATTTCGACCATATCCAAGTTCTCCGTAAATGAAATAGCGGGTGCTATTATGGATTCTTATCATGGAGATGTGGTTATCGTGATGAATGCGGATACACAATTCATTTCTTTTAGGAGATACAAGGGGTCGGAGGTTGACATTGCTAAAATGGCTGCTACTCTTTGTGATGGTGGTGGGGGCGAATGGGCATCGGGAGGCAAAATCACCAAGGAATTTTTGAAATTTAGTGAAACCTTAACTGAAATATGAACTTTTACGAAACAGCACTGGATAGCATCGGCGGATATCCCAAATCAACCACAAAGGATGGGATTATTACCGAAAGAACCGAATGGCAAGAGGGGTGGAACGCTTGTCTGTCAAAAATCATAGACAATACCATAGCATTTGAAAAATGGTTCTACTCTCTGGAAGATAATCAGAGAACTCTACTGGAGAAAGTGGAAGATTATCGTTATCTCACATTGAAAGATGGGGAAGTGAAGTGCTTCATCAATTGCAATGACTTTTTCTGGTGGGCTTGCGGTGATTGTGAGGAGCTTGATGAATGGAATCTGTTGGAACAATCTCTGAATGATGCGGGAGACGATGGTTGTCTTCTGTATTGTGCTAGAAAGCGGAAGATGCGCCCTCAAGGAGCATTCTATAAATATCTGAAACCCAAAAATCATCATTGGTTTGATGCTTGTGGGGAGAAACGAGAAATTAACTTTGGAAATCCTGAATAATAATGAAATTATACGAAATACAACACATCAACGAGAAACACAACCCCAATAAGGTAATGGGGGAGGAATTGCGATTCGTCTCCGAAGTGTCTAAAATCTCTGAGAAATTCTATCCAGCGGAAAAACAACCAAAGGATTGGGATAACGTGCGAAGGATATCTCATATGCTGTTTCTGGCATGGAATAATGATAATCCGTATGAAGGATCGGTATATCTTGGGGAGTTCTATACACCAAAGCCTAATAATCCTAATCCCACGGGGGAATTCTATAAGTTCTTTGAGAATTTTAATGGATATCCGATCAATTATGATCAAAAAACGATGTTTCGTGGTTATATTGAAGGGTATAATTATCTCACCTTTACCAGACGAAAAGGTGTATCCATTTTCTTGTTGACGCTGGCTGCTTGGGAAGCTTTCAACGGTAAAAATGTTATCCATTTTTCTTCCAACCGACAATTATGTGAGATGGTGCGGAGACAATATGATGAAAATATCGATATTCGTTTTGATGGTAAATCTCCTCCAATTGAGTTCCAAAATATCAATAGGGACACATTCCCATTGAAAGGTATTAGATATCAAGTGGGTTTATTTGACAATTCTGGTCTAAATCAATTTCATAAAAATTGGAGTCATTTCCAACCGCTTTTTGAAAACAATATTCACATAGAAACAATAGAATTATGAGCAATCCTTCATCTGCAATTATAGAAAGCGAGAGCGATCACTTATTCATTTGTTATTGTTCCTTCGTGAACCATCTCAAAGGTGAACTACCGATGGGCAAGACCCAGCGGCTTCAGTCTTAGTCTATAAGACTTCTTTTTAGACGCTTCACAGACAGTAGTTTCGTCGCCATTGCTGGCAACCAGAGCTTCCATCTCCACATCTGTAATCGCCAATCCCTGACGATGAATGTTTTTTGCGGCGTTGATGTCCCTGTCATGGTTCTCACCACACTTGGGACATATCCAACGCCTCACTGACAAAGGTAGCTTATCGATAATATAATCACACTTATGGCAGGTCTTGGAACTAGGATACCATCTATCAATCTTCCTAATCTCCTTACCATACCACTTGGCTTTATATTCCAACATTGATATAAAAGAACTCCAAGAGCTATCTTGAATACTATAAGAAAGATTTACATTCTTAATCATGTTCTTAACAGCCAGAGATTCTAAAGAAATCATATCATACTCGTTAATCAAACGAGTGCTTAATTTGTGTTGGAAATCCTTCCGAGAATTGGTTATCTTCTCGTGGATTCTCGCTACTTTTTTTCTTTGTCTTTTGTATCTATTGCTACCTTTCGTTTTCCTACTTAAATGTTTTTGAGCTTTTGAAAGCTTTTGTTTTAAAGAATGATTGAATTTGGGATTTTTTACTTTCTCCCCATCGCTTGTTACTATGAAATCTGTAATACCCAAGTCAATACCCAAAGTCTTACCAGTCTTTGGTTTAGATTTCTTGGGGACTTCACAAAGGATGGAAGCAAAATATTTATCGGTGGGCGTTTTGGAAATTGTTGCTGATTTGATTTTTCCTTCCAATTTACGATGGAGATGAATCGGTATTCCTTCTTTAAATTTATAAATTTGTAATTTATTATTATTTTTTATTTTAACTCCTTGGCAAACCCCAAATGATTGTTGGTTTGATTTCTTTTTAAATTTTGGAAATTTAGATTTCTTACGGAAAAAATTGCCATACGCAGTCTCAAGATTTTTTAAAGATTGTTGTAGTGTTTGTGAATTGACTTTTTTGAGCCATGAATATTCATCAGAGTCTTTTAATTTTTTAACACCAGAACAACAATAATTATAATTTAAAGTTTTGCCATTATTCAAATAATGATCTTGTTTCTCTTTTAGAAAATAATTATAAATAAATCGAGAGCATCCAAAATGCTTTGCTAGTAATTCCTTCTGAGAATCTAACGGATAGATTCTGAATTTGAAAGCTTGGTATGTAATTTCCTCTTCTATGTTATTATTTAGTCTTTTTCTTAATATTTTATGAAATATCGTAATTTAATTTGACTTCGGTGAAAAATAGATTATAGTATATATATGAAACGCCTATTTGATTCATCTATCGAACAACCCCACGCAATTTAATTATGATATACGACCCCTCCTCAAATATAATAGAAAATGAACAGAACCACTTATTTCTCTGTTATTGCACTTTCGTAAATAACATCAAAGGTAAGAAATTATCCATCCAGAACGTTTTCGTGACAACTCTCCAAGAGGAGAAGCTGAAAACGATCCTGAAAACGATATTGTCCCTTGACTCTGATCAGGAGCTTGTTAAGGTGTTTTTGGATCAAGACAGCACAATTTCGAAGAGTAAATTTGTCACCAAGTATGTTCGTTCCGAGCAGAAAAAAGTTAAAAAGAAATGAGAGATATAAAATTCAGGATTTGGAATATTCTATATAAAGAGATGTTTTACCCATCTTCGACTCCGATAATGAATGGAGAATATGCTGAAAAATTCTATTTACAATTGAACGGCAAGTTGCGTGGAGATTTTAAACATTGTGGAGATGTTGATTGTTCCGATGATTACGTTCTTCAACAATTCACTGGATTGATAGACAAAAACAACAAAGAGATTTATGATGGGGATATCCTTGAGAGGGTGGGTAATGGGTCTTTTTGTAAAATTGTGGTTGGTTGGAATGATAAAGAATGTTGTTTCGTCCATAACAATGTCAATAATTTACATGGATCGCCATCTCCACTGCATGATAATTTTGTAAATTTATGCGACTGGACATATTGGGTGGTGTGTGGTAATATATTTGAAAATCCAGAACTCTTGGAACAATGAAATACACCTATAGCATCCAAAGTCCATGTCTAAACAAATGGAACTCTTTCATCAAATATCAAATCAAATCGTATTGTGACGGTTATATGGATGGGAGAAAACACGATTTACCACGACCACATCTGAGAATGGTTAGGTCTGATGGAAAAATCATCCGCGAATTAACAGAATATGAAGATGTGGGTATTGGTATGATCGCGGGATTCCCCACTGCTGAACAATACGAACGGGCTGCTGAGAGGGCATTGGAAAGAGCTAGGAAGATCAGAGAGAATCAAGAGAAGAACAGACGATGATACAAAAATACGATTTAATTAGTGGAGGAGTGAGAGAAGTGTATGATTACATTGAATCTCTACCTCATTTTGATTCGTGGCAACTTGGGAAAAGTTATGAGGATCAAATTAATAGACTTTTAGCCCGTGATGTTTTTTTACGACATATTGGAGCAGTGACTTATCAAGGTAGGGATGACGATGGGGCTGTAACCATTCATGCAGCATTTGTGGCAATTATGGATTGATATGAAACTTAATTTAGGAGATTCCGGTTCACAACATTCCCATCGCAATTATTATTGCCCAACATGTAAATGTTTTGGTTGGAGAACACCACATGAAGAAGGCTGTGTTGGGGAGAAGGTTATGATTTCCGCCACCGCTAGAATACCAAGGAAAAATGCTTCTAAGAAAACGTGGGATGAATTTTATGATAAGTTCGTTCTCCAGAAAGATTTGAAAGAATTTTTATCAAAACCTAAAAAAGAATCCAAATCGATGAAGACTTGGAGAATACGGAGAAAGTTGAAATCATTCGACGTTAAAACCAATAAATGGTATGACTGATTTCCAAAAAAGAATATATAACTCCCATCTGGCGATTTCTCGTAAGATGCGCGACAAACCATTTCGGATTCGTAAGGACTTCTCCGATATGGATCAATCCAAATTGGATCACCTTGCTTCTCTGGAAAGGTTCTTCAACAGTTATAATAATATTAAAATTGATGATTACTTCTCTGCTCCTTATAGGATTTTCGAGGATGATGATTATTTTGATCTGGAATTCTTCTTGACTTCCAAAGCTAAAAAGGCATATTCACAGTATATGAAGAAGATTGAGATGGATGATCCTGATTCTGAAAGTTCTCTCAAGAGATTGGTTGATAGTCTCAAATTTATTAAGAACTTTTGTAAAGAAAAAGGGTTGACTTTGGAACAATATCCCTTATATACAGAAGAGTCACTACCAAACATGATTGACCATCTAAAGAACCATCACATTAATATGTATGCTTTGCATTCTTTGGGTGTCTCAAAAATCGAGGTGGAGAATCGGATTCTGGATTTCATATTCTCAGATTTTTGGATCACTTTTCAAAAGACGAAAAACAAATTTCATCTGAGCAAGAAAATGAAGGAATTCTCTCACAAAGCAATAACAAAAATAAAAGAACAAATAAAATAAAACAATGGCAACAAAACAAAAAACAAAATTCGGCGCAGCTATGTTCGATTCGATCAAAGCGGCATTAAACAAGAACAACGATTCATCGGGGGGTCAATTCTCCAATATCATGAGCTTCCCAGCAGGACACACCTACACGCTTAGGTTGATTCCCAACGTGGAAGACCCTGAGAAGAGTCTGTTTCATCATTGGGTGCATGGATTCACCAGCAAGGCGAGTGGTAAATACACAAGCTTCCTTGGACTTCAAACCATGGGAGATCGTGATCCAATTGCGGAGCTTCGTTGGAAACTTTTCAAAAGCTGGAAAGAAGCAAATCCAAAGGCTGAGAACAGGGAATACAGTGCGGACATCTCCCAAAAGGAGCAATGGCTTGTGAATGTCTATGTGATCAACGATCCCGCAAAGCCAGAGAACAATGGCACGGTGAAGATTCTTCGCATGGGACCACAACTCAAGAAGATCATTGATGATGCAACCGAAGGGGAGCGTTCCGATGAACTTGGTTGGGACATCTTCGACCCTACCAAGGGACATGATTTCAAGATCGTGGCAGAGAAGAAAGGGGACTACACAACCTTTGAATCTTCCTTTATCACAACCAAATCTAAGACTGTTCTGGATGAGGAAGAGATTGAAAAGATTTGTTCGGAAATCCATGATCTGGAAGCTGTGTATTCCGTGAAGACCTATGATGAGCTTCAGGAAGTCCTTAACGAACACTTCTTCGTTGGCGAAGAAAAGGAAGAGCGCAAGACTCTGAAACAAGCCAAGAAAGAAGCGGTTGAAGACGAGGACAAGGATGAAATTCCCATGAAACATGAGGAAAAGAAACCAGCGGCAAAACCAAAGAAAGTTGAGAAGCAGGAGGACGACGATATTGACGAACTTCTTGCAGGACTAGACGATTAACCCGATTCCCTCCCCATCAAGTCGGTG